GCTGTAGTTACGTTAAGAATAACGTCTACTATTTGTGAGTTTGCTGGAATTACTGCACAAACTTGATTTAAGTGCGAAGTATCATGGATATCTACGTTTACTGATTGTGCCATTAATACTTGACCAGTATTTTTTATACTATCGCCAAGTACTGTTCCTGTTGTTTGTGATATCGTTCCCGCTTTTATCGGTCCCGAAAATGTTGTTGTTCCCATATGTCTATCTCCTTTTAAAATAGTCTGCTTTCGCAGTCGTTAGGGTTAATATACTAGGCGTATTGCTACGCCTAGTATAAATTAGTTATTATATAGCTCCTTCGGAACCGAAAATAGCTCTCCAGTCAGTAAAACCGAAAGAGTATCTTTCTCTAACTTTGTATCTTAGATTACCAGTTTCAAAATCGCCTTCAACAGCTTTTTTGATTGGTGCTCTTACGAAGTGCTTCATTCCATCTGGACAATCAGTCATAATGAAGTATTGATCAGGATCAGTTAATCGCTGGTTAACAGCAACTCCGCCCGGGATCATACCCATATTTCTCATTGCATTGACGTCATTGTCAGCAGTTCCTGGTCTAAGATTAGACTTAAGGATTCTTTCTGCAATAAACACCAATTGAGGTGGAACAATTAGCTTTTGTCCACTTAATGCAATTGGAATACTTCTGTCGTCTACCGCAGTAGAGATTTGAATCAGTAACTGCTCTAAAGAAGTTTCTGATAAATCTGCTGGTGTCGATAAAGTGTTCGAAGCAGTTCCACCACCGCCTAGTGGGTGAGAAGCTGACAATAAAGTCACGCCATCGCCACCTACTGAACTAGTAGTTGCATTGTTAAGGATGTTTGCACCTTTTATTTCTTTAGAGTGTTGCATTGATCTCGCAAGGGCTCTAGCATACTTAGCTCCTAAAGATCCGTACAGACCGTCTTCTTCAGCTTCTTCAGTTATTGAAAACGCCAAAGCAACAGTTTCATGCACGTATCTAGAAACGAAGCCTTCTCGGCCTGAGTCATACGAAATTGCAGCACCTTCAGCTTTAGTTGGTGCAGCTCCGAATCCGATCATTTGCACGTCTTCTTCGAAAGCTTTTTGAGATTGCTCGATAGAGTAGATTTCTCTCCATTGTTCTGGATATCTGTCATACTCCATACCAAACACGGTATTTAAACCTAGGTTGAGCTGTTTGGTAAACAGGGCTCTATTTAGTGCCATAGTATTTTAGCTCCTATAATTAAATACCAGCAGTACGAGTACCATAGTTAGAGTTATTGATAATAACTTCTAATTTAGCATCCGCGCCTACCGCATTATTTGGTTCATCAACTAATCTTAATATTTTCAAGACTTGTGCTCCTGCTCCTAATGTAGCAAGATCAGCTTCGTCTGTAGAATATCCGAAAGTTGAATTGAAAGTACCTAGAGTTACGTTACAAGTTTCGCCAACGTTAGCCGCTGCGAAAGTTCCGTTACCTTGTACTTTGTAAGTGATGTTTGGATCATCGTACACGTATGCTTTCACCGTAGTGTTAGCTTTTACTGTTGTACCATTGTTCCAAACTTTGACGAATTTCACGTCACCTGTTGAGTTTTCGATATACTCAGCTCCGTAGAACACACCTAGCGCAACTCCGCCAGCTGAAGCTCGTACTACAACACCACTTGATGATAAAGCAACTAAATCTCCACTTGCGAGATTAGCCGCTGTACCATTAGCGATTATGTATTCCTGAGGTCGAACAACTCCACCAGTTAAATGTCTTAACGGAACAAATCCGTTAGCTGCATCTATATTAGCCATATTAATAGCCTCCTAGTTAAGTTACTCTTTAAAGCCACCTCTAGTAACTTCGGTCTTGAAGCTTTTTGTAATTGGATTTCCCGGCTGTTCTACTCTATGCATATCCATTTCAACTGATCTCATTAAGTTTTCAGTCATTTGTGCATAATATTCATTACGTTGGTTTACCATTTCTTCTGGCATTTCACAGAGTACCATTCCTTCTATTCCAATAAATCCAGCAAATCTGCCATGTTCAATCGTTGGAAAATGCTCACCATTCTTGATCGTTTTAGGATCACGAGGGCTCCAGCCTTCTCTCAATCGTTTAGCAACATTCGTTGGTTGTTCCTGTCCTAATACCATAGTTGCAATCCATCTCTGTTTGAAACCAGGTCTTGCTTCAGGTGCTTCAAGTAAATTACTTGGGCGCCAACTTGAAACTTTAGCAGATTTCTCTACTCTAGTTTCGTGTTTTATTTTATTATCTTTATTCATATCGTGCTCCTTTATTGTCACGTATTGGTGCTAAAGCTTTTTACTTCTTTAGCAAACCGTTTCAGTGCCGCTTCATCATTGATATCAATTCCAAATGTTTTAGCTGTAGCTAAATCATCAGAAGTCAGCTTAACTCTATTACTGTCAGTAGCTTTTTTACGGCTAACTCCAGCAACTGGAGATTGCACTCTGTTAGTTCTTTGTACTATATTTTTGC